GGAAGAACAATTACTACCCGTGCAGGTGGCGTTGCTTTTGGCACAGTTTCAGATGCGGATGGCATGAATAGAAACTGGTCTGGTTTAAGTGAAAATGTTTACTTCTCACCCGGCCATGGTTCTGTTGCAATGGCTTCTGCATTAACAAGTGGAACATCTCTATTTATCAATCCTAATGTCAGCAATACCTCATGTCGTGGTTCTGTAACGTATGTCAGTTTTTGAGGTGTGTGATGTTTAAGATAGTTTGGCCCATCACTTCTGAGACAACTGATGACTACGAAGCCTACTCTTTGTTGACCGCTCCTCAGGTAGACGCTGTTAGGTATCTACATGCCCACGGGCAGGCAGGTGAAATGAAGACACAAGAAGAACTTCAATCTGTTTATGACAGTTTGCCCCCCGACAGTGAGTGGGTCTGTCCCATCTAAACTATCATTTTTTATTGCTGACTTTGCACAATAGGAGCGGCTAGATGACCAAAGCCCGTAGCTTGGCCGATTTTGTATCTGCAGGTAATCCGCTTTCGGATGGCCGCATCGACATCGATGACGTTACAGGACTGACTGGTGCTGCTGAAAAGCTTGCTCTTCTGGATGGCGTTACTGAGAACGTAGGCTTGGCGTTGGGCAGACGCGCTGCAAAAGTCGATGTTGTTGGGGCAACTGTCGGTTCCAGTTCGGCTATTCCAGTAGTTACATTCAACAGTGATGGCCTTATCACAGGTGCCACAGAAGTCAGTGTTGCTTCTATATCTGGCGCGACTTTTAACGCCGAAAATGGCGTTTTAAACATTGCTACTTCAGATGGTAACTCTCTGAACGTGACCCTGTCTTCTATCAATGCTGATTTGTTAGATGGACAGCATGGTTCATACTATCTAGATGCCAACAATTTCATAAACATGCCCGATCCGGCAGTTTATGACGTAAGCACATCATCGACAGGGTTCTTTGATCTTCCTTCTGGAACTACGGCGCAGCGTCCTCCATCTCCTTCTACAGGCAACGTCCGTGTAAATTCTGAGGCAGGCGTTTTAGAGGTGTATACCCCTACTGGATGGAAGCAACTTTCCCTTCCACCAGTTCCTGAGGGTATTTCGGGGGCTATAAACCAAGACACTGATACTACTATCACAATCACTGGCCGTGAATTTTCAGAAGGCTGTGTTGTTAAAATTTCAGGCCCCGGTGCAAACAATTCAATCCGTGAACTACCAACAACATTTGTAAGTTCAACGCAGTTAACTGCAACGACAGGCGCTTCGGCTTCTAATTATGCGGCAGGGCAGTTGTTTGATGTAATTGTTCAGGCTGCTTCCGGTCTAACTGGAACTCTGCCCAATGCGGGTTCCATCGATTCAGACCCTGTTTGGGTCACTGCTAATAATGCGCAATTTATTCTAGATGACCGTGGGCCGAATGCTAACATTCAACTGTCAGCAACCGATCCAGACGGTGACACTGTAAGTTTTTCTCTTGCAAGCGGAAGCTTGCCCACAGGGCTATCTTTATCCTCTACAGGTCTTATTTCTGGGGATCAGGCAGACGTTTCAGGGTCTACAACATATCCTTTCACAGTAACCGCAAGTTCTACCAACAACGGTTTTACCACAAGCATTCCGCGATCTTTCTCTATTGTGGTTAATCGTCTGATTGATGGCTCCACAACAGACCGTGCATTCTCAAATGCTGCGCAAGCGGCAGGATTTACGGGCGTTGGATATATCCAGTCCAAAACCGGTGGCATAGTCCAGACTCAGTTTGATGATGGGTGGGTGCAGGTAGTAGGCCGAACAAGTGTTGGCGGCTACGGATGGAATACCTTTGGAAATACTAGCAACAATGTCGAGTATAGCGCGGACAACAACAACTATCAGTCCCGCCTGCGCCACGACTTGGACTTTAACTATATCCGCATCCAGACGCAGTCACACGACACCTATTATTATAACGAAACTACGCGGGACAATTTAGTCGCTGTTCGTAATGTAACCTACATGAAAGCGGGTGGGACAGGTAGCATTCCGGGGAATACTTGGGATGCTAAAGGAACCTACTATGACGATAGAATTTGGGTAGGTTATTATAACTCTCATAGAAGCTATCTACTTTCGCCTTTTCAAAACAACAACATGAACTCAGGCGGATATTTCATATTTTCTAGTGGTTACGGAGGCTATGATGATCTAGCGACATCTATGTCGCCGTATCCACAATACTTCAAACTTTGGCTCAAATAATGGACTGGGGGATACATGTCTAAAGCCCGCGAAATAGCTGAATTAGCCCGTCAGGTAGACGTAGACAATTCAGGAAACGCTGATTTCTCCCAAGACATTTCTGCGTCTAACATCACTGTAGATGCTAACATTACTGTAGGCGGCACAGTAGATGGCCGTGATCTTGCAGCAGACGGTGCAAAGCTTGATGCTATCGAAGCCGGTGCTGAGGTTAACCCTACTGCTTCTGAGATTAAAACCGCCTACGAAAGCAATGCGGATACCAACGCATTTACTGATGCAGAAAAGGCTAAGTTATCAACAGTAGAAGCCGGTGCTACAGGCGATCAAACTGCCGCTGAAATAAAGACAGCATATGAAAGTAATGCGGATACCAATGCCTTCACTGACGCTGAGAAAACTAAGCTTGCAGGGGTAGAGGCAGGGGCAACTGCAGACCAAACAATCACAGCAGGTAGCGGTCTTACTGGTGGTGGAACAGGGAATGTAACTCTATCCCACTCAGACACCTCTTCTCAGGCTTCCGTGGCCAACACTGGCAACAATTTTATTCAGGAAGTGTCCTTAGACGAGTTTGGCCATGTCACTTATTTGGCCAGTGCTACAATACAAAGTGGTGCCGGTCTCTTCAAAGGAAACAACGGCACTACAGGGGATACGTTTAGTGGTGCAGGGGATGTGTTCCGCGTTAACGCACAAACATTGACTTCAAACACAACCATTGACGCAGACGAAAATGCCTCAGCAGCAGGCCCATTGACCGTGGCTACAGGCGTTACGCTGACAGTCAACGGCAACCTAACGGTGGTATGATATGGCGGGAACATTAACAGTCCAGAACATCCAAGGCCCATCTAGCGGGGCCAATGCCAACAAGATCATCATCCCGTCAGGCCAGACGTTGGATGCGAGTGCGGGTTTTGTGCCGCCTGCCGGAGGCGTGGTGCAGACGGTGATTACTAGGGAAAATGGCCTTTCCTCAGGGAATCCCGTTAATGTTTGGGTTGAAATGGATTCTAGATACAGGGTTTCCATAACCCCAAAATATTCGACTAGTTTGATCAAGTTGGAATTTCACATTCCAATGAACCCAACTGGTGCTTCTAACATACTCATGGCTGTAGCCCCGTGGCGTTCTACCGATGGGGGAGCAACTCAGACCAGACTAGCACAAGGTGACGCTGTTAACTTGGGAAGCAGACATAATCTCGCCGTGTCCTTTTTCAGAAGTAACAACGGCTATGACTACAATGACATGCAAAACCACGTTGTTATAGCGAGTGAGTCAGCGGGAACGACATCGACCTTAACATATGGTTTTCACTTTCGCTCTGAGGGGACTAACACCACTTATTTTTGCCACTCCCAAAGTAACAATGGAACGTGGGGGTGGATGGCTCCAGTCTCGCTTATCGCAACGGAGATTAAGCAATGAGCAGCCTATACGTTGACAACATCGTGCCAAACTTGGGCAGTCAGGTGCAAATCCCACAGCTTAAACCGCTTACAGGGAGTGTTATAAATACTTGGCAGGCTGTTAAAACAGATACTCAATCATCTCAAGGTTTTAACTTTGTGGATGTAACGGGTCTATCAATTACGGTTACCCCAAGTTCTGTTAATAGTAAGTTTCTGATAAGTTGGCGCTTAATTATGTCTGCGGATTACTATGCTTCCTATATGAAGGTAGTTCGGGATTCTACTACTCTATTCACGGGCGACAGTGCGGGAGTTCGTTTCACGGGGACTTCTCAAATGGCGAATTCCGTTGCGGAATCTAATGCCCACGGTTTTGTCCATCACCATGTCGGGCAATACCTAGATTCTCCAAGCACCACCTCTTCTGTGAATTACAAACTACAGATGTCAGGACGAGCGGCAGGGGAAGGATATTCAGGCACATCATATGTGAACCGATCAGTTCCAGACCGTAACACTACCACATACGACACAAGGTTCGCTTCTAATATTATTGTTGCGGAGATTGCAGGATGAGCAGCATTCTTAAAGTCGATACTCTTCAGAAGGTAAACGGAACTTCTTTTGCTGTCTCTGACATTGGCGGTGTGGCCTCTACAGATTTGCCATCTGGAACTGTTATCCAAACAGTTTTGTTTCCTACTATTACACGAATAACTGCCTCTGTTCCTTTCTACAACAACCAGAAAGCAAACTTTGTAAGTCTTGGCTCAGTCTATAATACAAGTGTGACATTAAAATCTGAAAATCCAATTCTTAAATTTGGAGGCTCAATGTTGCTAGGTAGTAATGGCGGCTCCCATAATTACATTGACTTTTTTGTTTCAGGGGCCACCTCCGGTTGGTTAAGTGAAAAAATAGCTTCTGACATGGATGGTTTAGTAACAAACCATCAGTATCACATTAACCAAATCGAGCCGATGACAATAAACCACATGTGGCAAACATCACTTCCTGTGGGGTCTACAGTTTCGTTTGAGCCTTACATTGGCGCTTGGGGTAACAACACGCTTAGAACGAACCAGTATCAGGACGGTAATAACAATCAGAATATGCCCACAACATTTTATGTTCAAGAAATTGCAGGCTGAAAGGAGGCCAACAGATGACTGACATCGCAAACGCCCTGAGCGAACTGGGCATCACTGAATGGGTTCTCCGTGGGGAGCCAACAACTGAAGCAGAGTTTGCGGAGATGTTCCGCAAGGTCACTGGCGCAGATGCCAATGGCACTGCAATCGAAAGCGCAAACCCCGCCGACTGGGGTGTGACTTGGGCTGAGGTGTCAGCCAAGCGGGATGAATTGATCGTGGCAGCGCCGTTGAAGGCTTTGCGCGAAGAACGCAACCGCCGCATTGCTGAAACCGATTGGTGGGCATCGTCTGACCTGACAATGACCGCAGAACAGACAGCATACCGCCAAGCACTACGCGACATCACCAATACCTATTCATCGCTTGATGATGTGGTGTGGCCTACTAAGCCGGAATAAAAACACTTGCAATGTTATCAACTATGGGCTATACTAATCTCACCAGTTACCCACATAGTTAGAACCAAATGCAGTTGCAGAAAGCTGTCCTAGACAGTCTTTATCTGTTCAACCAGTCTCCAGATCATAGCATCTACACATTGGTTGAATTTAACCACTACGCCCTCTTCCCTATCATCCACAATAAGTGCCGCATCTTCTACGAAGATGATAAGCCTATTGGGTTTGTTTCGTGGGTTTGGCTTACGAAGGAAGAGGGTCAGGCCTTTCTGACTGAGGACTATGTTCCTGATGAAACGGCCTACAAGCGTCCAGATAAGGTTGATCCTGAACTGGAACTATGGGGTATCGAATTTATAGCCCCTTTTGGCCACGCCCGCAGCGTTATGCGGCAGATGCGCCAACATTCACTCAATCATCTTGGAACACAGATACCCGCCCACTGGCGGCGGTTTAAGCAGCCAGACAGGCTACACAAAAGGAGATTCTAATGGGCGGTAAGAAATCAACAACGGTTGTTGATGGCGCAATGAGCGAACAGCAGTATAAAACGCTGTCCGACAACCAGAAGAATATTGCAGGAAGCATTGATCAGGGCCACGAAGATGCCCGCAATCGTTTCAATACTCTCGACACTAGTATTGGTGGTCTTCGCACTGACTTAGGTAATGTTGGCAACAACGTGTCTTCGGGCTTTATGTCCCTTGAGAATATGGTTGAGGCACAGAACCAAGCGAACCAGATGGGCCTGTCTAACTTGGGTCAGACTATTAACCAGTCCACTGGCCAGATTCAGTCAGGTATGCAGACAGGATTTGCCAATGTAGACCGCAGCCTTGATCGTGGCTTTGGTAACATGGACGATAACTTCGAAGACGTTAATCAGCGATTTGATCGCGTAGATGATGCTCAAAGCGAAGCACAGTCTGCTATCGACACAGGCTTCCAAGCACAGAACAATGCCTTTAACGATTTAGGAACCCAAATGAGAGATGGGTTTACTGACGTTAACGAGACTGCAGGACAGGGTTTTGCAGCCGTTGGTCAAAGCCTCTCTGACTTGGACAATAACACACAGAACCGCTTGGACACCGTGCAGAATAATGTGCTGACCGGGCAGGCTTTGTTGGATCAAGGCATTGGGCAAGTCCGTGACCGCCAAGACGTATACTATGATGACCTTGCACAGCGTCAGCAAAGCATAGAGCAGGGACAGGATCAGTTCCTCACAAACTTTGATGACTATGTGCAGCGTTACTCTGAGGATACTGCACTTGCTAATCAGAGCCGTTCTGATCTTGCTCTTGGTTTGGAGCAAGGTGTTAACCGTATTCGCGATCAGGTTGCCCGGACACAGCAAGCAAATGATCAGTTTACTGCAAAGCAACAAGGCTTCATGGAGCAGCAGTTCGACAGCTTGATCAATGAACTAGGCCCTGAAACCATCGTTAGAAACCGTGACCTTGCAGCAATGGCGGCAGGAAACACCAATCTTGATCCCGGCCTACGCCAGAACTTTGCTATGATTGCGCAGTCATTCGACAACAATGGCAACGTGATCATGAGCAGCATTGACGCAAGTGGCAACTCTGTTGCTCGTAACATCGACAATGCAGGCAATTTGAACATCCGTGTATACGATCCACGCGGTCAAATTGCGAACGAACGCAGCATCAATCTTTTACAAGCATACGCCGCTCTACCAAACAGCGATTTGCCTGCTGCGTGACAGGGAGTGAGGGCCACAGGCTTTCACTAAGGAAATACTATGCATCCTGAACATGTTTCAGAAAACTGTGTGGAACTTATCAAACGATTTGAAGGTCTCCACCGCATTCAGCCTGACGGGATGGTATCATCCTACCGCTGTCCCGCAGGCAAATGGACAATCGGCTATGGATCAACCAAGGGCGTTCGCTCTGGTATGAAGATCACGCAAGCCGAAGCTGAAGAACGCCTGATGGAAGACATCCGTGAGTTCGAAGCAATCGTTAAGCGTAATGTGCTTGTCCCTCTCAGCCAGTATCAGTTTGATGCATTGGTTAGTTGGACGTTCAATCTAGGCGAAGGCAATCTTCGCTCAAGCACATTGCTCAAGAAGCTTAACCGTGGCCTGTATCAGGAAGTTCCTGAGCAGATCATCCGTTGGAACAAAGCCCGTGTGGATGGCGTTCTGACAGTCCTGCCGGGCCTTACCCGCCGCCGTGCTGCAGAAGCCTCTCTGTTCTCCCTAGATGCCCGCCTGCCTTCTGATGAAGGTGGCACTGAGGCCCCTCAGCGGAACATCACAACGGCATCTACAAAGTCTCTTGCTACGTCTCGAACAATGGCAGGTGCAGGGGTAGCAGGCGCTGCCACAATCCTGTCAGAGATCACCCCTCAGATACAGGCACTGGTTCCATACTCTGAGAACATGAAGACCTTGTTCCTCGTGTTGGCATTAGCCGGCGTTGGATTGGCTATGTATGCCCGTTGGAAAGACCACAAAGAAGGCGAACGCTAATGTTTGGCATCATAGGCAAGATCAAGAGTTACATCATTGGTGGCCTGCTCTTGGCCCTGCCTGTGATCTACGCCTTAGGGACACTCCTTGGGCGTAAGGCTGCACAGCATGACCGCATCGTTGATGCGAACACGGCAGCAAATGACGCTGCGGATTTCTACAAACGGATGGCCGAACATGAAGGCGATCATAGCATTAGCAACCGGAGCGATCTTATTGACCGGCTGCGCAAGGACGGTCTTTGAGCCTCGGCTAGAGGTCTTCTGTCCTTCAATTCGGAACTACTCCGAAGACTTCAATCAACAACTAGCGGACGAAGTCCAGAGCCTACCTTCTTCAACAGCAATGGAAGAAGCCCTCATAGACTACATCGAATTACGAGACCGTATCCGCGCCTGCACGAAAGCAAGGGATAGCATCTAGATGGGCATTTTTGGCTACGACAGTATTGCAGATATGTTTGATGGCGGGGGCAAGGGCGGCTCTGGCGACACATTCTATAGCGGCACCAACGAAGAATACGTTGCTGCAGGCGGCACCAATTCTGGTGACACCACGTTTATGGATCGTGTCACTAATACACAGCAAGCCCGTGAAGATGGCTCTGCCCCTCAGCCTGTTCGAGGCGCAGCGCCTACTGGTATTGGGCGTTTTACCACCACAGGTATCATTGGCTCTATTGCGGGATGGGCAAACAACCTTGATCCGAAAACAGACAGCAGCACTGTCGTAGGAAACCGCACAGTCTATGACAATGGCGAGATGAAATACTCCTACAACTTCCTAGGGATGCCCTATGAGGTTGAAGTTATCGATGGCAAGGTTGTTGATGCCCTGTCTATCCGTGGTGACGATGGCATGACTGGCTATGAGCGTATGGCTCAGGAAGCCCGTGATAATGGCGATGATGAACGCGCTAATCGGATTATGGAAGAGGCTGAGGTTAACCAACAGGACGCTGAAGGTTCTGGAGAAAGTAGCCTAGATAACGTCACTGCAGCCACAGAACGCTTTGACGCTATTTCTGCAGCCACCGGCATGGAAACAAGCAATGCGGAACTCACAGGCATTGCAAACGATCCTACTGGCTTTCTAGATGATCGTGGCCTGACCATGACAGGCAATACGCCTCAGGTAGACCCTAATGCTGCAGGCACCACCATTGATCCTAATGACCCTCGCTTTGCTGTAGGTTATGACACGGCCTATGACCCGTCTCTAGCCACTGCAGAGGGGGTGACCGGCCCAATTGAGCGTGTGGCCGATACAGCGGTCACTGCAGACGCTACAGGGCGTGTTGCAGGTGAGCCATTCACTGTAGATGCAGCCACAGGCACTGTTCGTGACGAAGCATTGGTAAATGCTGACGGCATTGTTGCAGATATGGCAGGCCTTGCTACTGGCCGTAATGCAGATGGCTCTATCAACTACACAGGCGCTGCCCTGAATGAAGCTGCTACGCTGAATATCTCTCGTATTATCGATACAAGCACAGCCGCAGGTAAGCTTCTGGCCCAGACATTGGGCGAAGGTAACTACACAGATGCCAAAGCTACGATCCTTGGCCAGATGGAGATCATTTCTGGTGAGTTTAAGGATAGCAACGGTAACCCACGCATCCCTGCTTGGGGCCAGTCTGTAGCCCGTGAGATCAACCGCACAATTGCATTTACTGGTGTTACTGGCACTGCAGCTAAAGCGGCTGTGGCCAACGCCATGATGGAAGCCACGCTTGGTATTGCTGAGAGTGAAGCCAAGTTCTTCCAGACTGCAACAATGCAGAACCTGACTAATCGGCAGCAGGCAACTATTAACAAGGCCAATGTTCTGGCTCAGATGGAAGTTGAAAACCTGAATGCTCGTGAGGCTGCGGCTGTTGCAAACGCCAAGACCTTCTTGCAGATGGATTTGACTAACCTGTCCAATGAGCAACAGGCTGAGGTGATCAACAAGCAGGCGCGTGTAGATGCGCTATTTACCGCTACTGCAGAAGAGAACGTGAACCGCCGTTTCAACATTACCAATGAAATGGATATGGCGCAGTTCTATGACCAAATCTCCTTCCAAGCTGAGACATTTAATGCAGAAGCAGCCAATGCTGTCTCCCGCTTTAATGCAGGTGAAGAGAATGCAGCATCTCAGTTCAACCTAGGCCTTGAAGCAGCCCGTCAGCAGTTTGAGGCTAACATGGCCTATAACATCGATGCGGCTAACGCTAAGTGGCGGCAGACTGTAGAAACCACCAACACAAGCCTTCAGTTTGAAGCAGCCTCTATGGATGTGAAAAATGCGTTGGGCTTGTCTACAGAAGCCCTGAACCGTCTGTGGGATCGTGTTGATAGCCAACTTGATTACATCTGGCGTTCTACCGAAGCAGACGAACAGCGTGATTACGATCTGCTTGTGGCTGAGATGGCTGCACAAGGTGCTGCAGCACAGGCATCTGCATCATCTAGAGGCTCTATCTGGGGTTCGATCATTGGTGGTGCAGCTACAATCGGCGCTGCATGGCTTCGGTCGGATAGCCGTCTAAAGGATGACATCGAACATTTCGATACTCTCGCCAATGGTGTCCGTCTCTACACATGGGTTTGGAACGAAGAAGCCAAGAGAATTGGTGCAGATCAATATCCACCCTTTGGTGTTATCGCGCAGGAAATTCAGGAAACGCATCCAGATGCCGTTGAGACAGGCGAGGATGGCTACCTGAAGGTTAATTACAAGAAAGTCCTCCAATGAACTTTACCGATGCTGTTCGTGAGTCGATGGCCAAATTTCTCAAAGGCCGTCTGAACCTCTCTGAAATCGAGAAGAGCCAAGACGGGGTGATCAAATACACCCCCGAATATTTCGATGAACTCGAAGCAGAATTGGCGGACATGCCAGAAGAGGAAGAGGCCGATGAAGATAACTCCTAAGCCACGATTTGACGGCCCTATTCCCGGCGAAAACTACACTGCGGATACCCGCAATTATCCATGGCATCGCCCACCGCAGTTCAGCGGATACGATGAAGCCATCGATGCAATGATTGATCGTTTGAACTCCGACAAAGAAGGTGAGTTGATTTACTCCCTGCTTGAGTTGGAAGTTCCTGTTTATCTGATCGTATCGAACTTCCTGATGCGCCACATCATGCGTGGTTTCATCCCTATCGATATAGCAATCCTGATGGCAGGGCCTATGGCTCGTATGGTGGAGATCATTGGCAAGAACAACGGCCAGTCTCCCAACATGGAAACTGAAGACCCTAATCGTGTGACCATTACTCCTACCTTCCTGAAGCTTCAGGCAGGCGGGATCGAAAGCCTGCAGGACATTCCTGAAAAAGATCGCCCTGAGGCAGATGAAGAAGAAGGCATGGGTCTTATGGCTGCAGCACCACAGGACATTGTGGAAGTAGCGCCAGACGATGAACAGGCAGCGATGCTTGGTATGACAGCAGATGATGAAGAGGAGATGGCCTAATGGGTTGGCGTTCTACAGGCGCAGCATTTCGCGCAGGCAACTACAGCGGGCCTCTAACATCTGATCAAGGCGGCTTTGCCTCAGGTTTTGCCGCCACATTCAATGCAGGCATTTCTAAAGCTGCAGACATTATTACGACTGATATTGCTGCAGAACGTCAGCAAGAGCGTGAGTTAGAACAAATCCGCTTGCGTGAGACTTTGGCAAATCAACGCGCATCAGCTACTCGCTCTCGTTCAGCAAACAACACAACAGTGCAGCAATTTGAAGAGGCGCAGGCCTTTTCAGAAGAATATGGCGTTTCTGTTGAGGAAGCTATTCGTATCCTTGCTGCAAGTGATTGGGATAGTTCACAGGCAGGCACAGCCTTGACCAACGAACGTGCTGCCGGAACTGGCGCAGTCACTGGTCTTGTCCTTGATGAACCTGTCACTACTGAGGAACCTGTCACGCCTGCCGTTGAAGAAACGTCTTCTGCAGTTCCATCTGTTTCCGTTCCTTCTGTTGCAGAGACTGCACAAGCAGATGACCTCTTAGCCACGGAGCCTGCCCCCGCACAGGAAGAAGAAGGGTTTATCGAGATTGCTTCCCGTGGCGACACGGTGACGGATATTCCTATTCCTTTGATTACAAGCACAGACACTGAACAGCCTTTGATTGAACGTGCTGAAGAAGTAGTAGCCGAAGTAGCTTCTAGCGATACTCCAGTAGGGTCTCAGCCCATCACCTATGAAGATCGTGTGGCTGCAGGTGAAACTCCTGCCGCAGCGGCTGCAACTGTTGTAAGAGGCGCTGAACGTGTCCCTGAAATGTTTGCGCTGCCTAGCCTGACCGACATCACCACGCTTGAGTCCGCTCTTGCAGTTCGTGATGTTCTTGAGGGTCGGCGGCAGTATCTAGGCGGTATTGACGATTACTACCGCACTTACATGCCTGTTCTAGAACAGCGTATTCAGTCCCTAGGCGAAGGTGGTTTGCCAGACCTTGGCGAATTGCTGCAAGAAAACAAACGTGACGAATTGGTGGAATATATCAACGGTGGATGGGAGCGGTTCCGTGGTATCGTAGATGAAGAAACTCTACTTGCACATGTTCGCCGCGCAGAGGAACTCGAAGGCTCGGCAATGTCGATGCCCAGTATTCCAACTGGCCTAGATGATCTTCGTGCGATGAACTCCCGTGTTCAAGCAGGTGAGTTTGGCAACCCTACTTACGTCCCACGGGAATGGCGTGAAACTCTTAACAGCGCATTGGCTGAGGCAGAGTTTAATGATCGCTACGGCAGCCGCCTAACTCCTGACTATATCTTTGACGATGCACGGACTGAACGTGAATTGACAGGTCTGCTACGGAGTGCGGAAGGTAGCCTCCGTTCTGACCACCCTGTGGTTCGTGACCTACAGACTGCCTTGGGTATCCGTGACGAGATGCCTGATGAAGTGGAACTTCCAAAACTATCGGATGTTCGTGCAAACAACTTCCAAGCATTGGCCGCTGAAGCAACTCAGCGGGGTAATCCAAACCTTGCTGCAGAAATCCTGCGGGTGGGTGAAGAGATGGCCAACACTGATCCTGATGGTATGCAGGCAAAAGCTGACGCAATTGAGGCTGCATCATCTACGTTGGCTCGTATCAACACTCGTATCGGTGAAGCACAAGAGTCCCAAAGCAACTTCATCAATGCAGCGGACTCTGCCTACAACATGGTCAGCATTTTGGCCCGTGAGCCTCAAATTCTCACATTCTTTGGCGGCACGGTTCCATCGTTCCTGTCTAGTGTGGACAACGAAGTCCAATCTTTCACCACAGTTATGAGTGAACTTGGGGAGCGTGAAGGTAGTATTGCAGAGGCAGAAGCCCGCGTATCTGCCTTTGAACGTCAGATTGCGGATGAACTTGCAGGCGGCAGGATCAATGAACGTGCGGCTGCATACGCAATGTATCAAGCCCAAGAAATTCGCTTGGCCTACATGATCGTTCGTTCACAGCAGCCTACAGGGCCTATCTCTAACACTGACTTTGCTTCGGCCATCGCACAGGTTCGCACAAGCAGCCGTGGCAGCACTGTGGAAGACTCGTTGCGTCAGATCATTGATCGTGACCGGATCAACGTCCTTTCACGGCAAGATGCATTGGCAAACGATCCGCAGGTTATCGCATCAAACCGTATTCTGGCGGATGCGAATATCACTGACCTTGATCTCACAGGAGGTGTTCTTCGTCCTATCCAAGAGATTGCGGATGTTCGTGGTGCAGGCGATGCGCTTCGGTGGCTGTCCGGTGAAACCAATCTGGTTCCTCGTGAAGATACTCCAGAAACTCCTGCATCTATCCCACAAGGTGCAATTGACATGCTTCGAGCCGATCCATCGCTACGGCAAGCATTCGATGAAAAATACGGTGCCGGTGCGGCTGATCAATACCTTGGAGGGAACCAGTAATGGCGGAAACAAATCCATTCGATCAGTTCGATGAACAGGAAAACCCTTTTGATCAGTTTGATGAACAGACAGTAGAAGAGCCTGAAGTTGTAGAACCTCAGCAGCCCGTAGGAGACTCTGCGGCAGACGTAGAAGCCGATGACGCAGTGAATGCACCTGCCCCCTTCCGTCAGTTCACTACAGACATTTACGACAACGCAGAAAACTTTGATCAGGCCATGGAAACGTATGGTGAGTTCTATAACTCGCCCTACACTTCACGCCCACCATTGGGTATTGGCTATGCCTTCCAAACTAATCCAGAGACAGGTGAGCGGACGTATCTTGTTCCGCCTCGTCCTACCATTTTTGGTCAAGGTGCTAAGGCAGGTGCCATGGACTTGGCGGCTGTTGGTTTAGCAGAAGGCCTTGGAAACGTCATTGAAATGGCAGGTGCAGCCATTGAAAAGATGGGGGTGGAAGGGGCAACAGAAGCCGCTGATAATCTCATTCCGGGCGTTGATACTGGTGAAAGCACAATGGACGCTCTCATTGTCGAGGGCGTTCCTGTATTGGCATCCTCGCTGCTTGGTGCAGGTCTTGCGTTAAAGACTGCGCAGGGCGGAAATCTTCTTGTCCGTGGTAGTGCTGCAGCGATAGGCGGTGAACTTGGTGCAGCCGCAGCTTCAAACAATGAAGCAGGAACTATTGCTATTGGCGACAACGCAATGATTCCTCTTTTGCGCGGTATTGATCTGGAAGACAGCGCGGCCAATGATGTAATTGAGGCCCGCCTTAATCTGCTTGCCGATGGTCTTCTCGCGGGCGGTGTTGTAGCAGGCACAGCCCAAGGCGTAGCCACTGGGCTTAAATTTGCTTATGGCATTGCTATTGAACCTTTGGTCAATACCTTCTTGCGTGGTGATGCAGGCATTGAAGATGAAGCGATTAACCAAATTCTTCGTCAGCTTGTGGATGAAACTTCTGGTTTGTCCGCAGCAGACATGGGCGATCCTAATGTCCGTTTCCAAGTGGCAGAACGTATTACAGAGATCGTGAACAACAATCGCCGCGTTTTGGTGCCATACCTTACCCGCCTTGAAGAAGACCTGCCAGTTAACTTGGATAGTATGTCGGCTTTGATCCGTGGTCTGGATGAAGATGCACAAGCACCATTGATCTCAGCAGCAGGCTCTCGCCGTTCTGGTGTTATTCAGTCTGGTGGCAATCAGACACTGGCTCGTGTAAATGAGCCTTCTGTAGCCCTAGAACGACAGACCCGTGATTACCTTGAACAGGTTGGTGGCGAGACACCGGCAGAACAGACGGCTACTATGGCGGCTGCAGCGGACGAACTAGCAGGGTCTGGGCGGCGTGAGGTATTGGATGCACAAGCAGCCGCACAAGAGGCCACAGCGGCCTACGAACGCTCTGCAGCAGACCTCGTTTCTGATGTGGCAAATGATCTGGAATTGTCAGATGAAATCACGCGCCTGAGCCGTGCTACAGGCACTGAGATCGATACATCTCGCACTGCAGCCCGCGAAGAAATCCTTGCAGGTGTAGAGGCGGCGTATCGTCAGATGCGTAGTCAGAAAAATGCCCTCTATTCTGCTATTGAAGGTGGGGCCATTGATACTGGAAGCTTGTATGATGTTCTGGCCAATGTTCGTTTGGACGAACTATCTCGTCAGGCAACCACGCTGCGCCGCACATCTCCTTTGCGTGAAATTGCTGAACTGTTTCAGCCTCGCAGGGTTCCAGACACTACTCCGTCTGACTCCCTAGAACTTGCAGCAGATGCAGTTCCGGGCGAACAGCAAATGCGGCTTGAAACCCGTGACGAAGTAATTGAACGGGTTAATGGGTGGTTTGCTCGTAACCCTGAAATGTATAACTTCGGCTACTTCCAGAATGTGATACGGCCAGAACTGTCTGACCTTGCTTCTGGACTATTCCAAAACAACGATATTCTCGCAGCCAACGCAGTCCGTGACGTTATCAGAACTATTGATGACGAAATGGTTGACTTCGTGGGACGTAATAACCCTGAACTGGCAGACGCAGCCGTAGAAGCAAAGCGTTACTACCGTGAAGAGTTTGCACCATTCTTCCGTGATGGACGTTTGCGTGAATACGCTGAACTGTTCGACAGCACGATTGGCCGTGCTGATGACATTGGGCGTGTAGATTACGCAAGCGGAAGCCGTGGCATCATTGATACTACTATGCGCAGCGGTGATGCTGCCCTCGTAGGACAGTTCCGTGATCTGTTGGCCCGGAGTGAAGCAGGCGGCAATGTTAGCCCGTTGGCAGACTACATGGTTGCAGACGCTATTTCCGCAGCAGCGGCTTCTCTTCGTGCTTCTGGCGGCACGGAGGCGCAGCTAGGCGGCTTTGTTGGTCAATTGCGGCAATACTCTGAGGCCCTGAACCAGAACTTCCCAGAACGAGCGGCTGAACTAAACGATTTCATTCGCCGTGTTGAAGATGCACAGGGTAACCGTGAACAGCTTCAGCGTGTTATGACTGAAGCACAAGATCGCCTAAAGGCGACAGTAGATGAAGTCCGTAATGGAGAACTGCGCAGCTTCTTCCGCCGTGAATACGGGCAATCTGACAACCCTGTCTTGCGTGACCTTGCTACTGCATCTGATCCGCAGGCGGCATTTGCTCGTGTCCTGACAAGCAACGCCAACGATACCACAGCAACAGTCACAGCATTGATGGATCGTGCTAACGCCCTTCCACCAGAACAGCGCATGGCTGTGATCGATGGCATAGAAACGGCCTATATGCGGGTATTCCGTGAACGCTTCTTAGGTCGGCGTATGGAAAGCGGCGGTGTTCGTCCTGTTAACCCTGCACGAATTGAGATGGGGCTAGATGAAGTTCAGTCCATCTTCCGTGTTGGAGATACGGTATTCCGTGACAAGCCTGAGGTGATGGATGCATTGCGGATGATGTCAGAACTCGCTTCTGATACAGCATCATCCCGTAACGCAACGCCTATTGCGGCTATGTCTGCTACAGAATTTAACCGTCAGGCTACCACGGCAACAAACCGATTGATCTACACCTTTATCGGGCCTCTTTCTCGAACAGGCACAAGGGTTCGTTCTGCTGTATCAGGTCTTCTTGAGACAATTGCTCCTGATGAACGTGCAGCTATCATCCTCGACAACATTATGGCTGATCCAGACTACTTTGTAGAACTGTCTCGCCGTTACAACCGTCAGCCTAACGATCCACAGGCACAGGCTATGCTAACCCGCGCATTGTTGACTGCAGGAGTTCGTGCAAACGACACGGGCGTTGATGACGCAATCGATGGCGCTGCAGGTGTAGAGCAAGAGATGCGCGAAGTCTTTAGCGACTAAAAGAAAAACCCGCCACCGAAGTGACGGGCTTCCTAACTGAAAGAAACCGGTGACCAAACCGGCTCTGCAGAGAATATAAGCATCATCAGCCCCTTGATCAAGTAGGTCAGGGGGCTTTTTCATAAAGAAAGCCCAGAACCATGAAGGCTCTGGGCGTAACTGTTCTATAAGAAGGGTAAGCAGTCCTTCTTAGACACTGTTCTAACTAAACCACAACTAATCCACAACACCTTATGGGACAATATGGGACAGTATAAGACGAAATGAGCCTTAAAGAGACACCGTGACACAAGATGTAGTTAGAAAAGGTGTTTCGCTAAAAAATTTACACGATGTCAATTTTCATCAACATCTTGTGTTTTTGCTATTCCCCCCACACTAAACCAATGGTATTCAATAGCTGTGGCTTGTCTCTCCGCTATCCACAAAAAACCTAAATGAAGGGCTTGCGGTCAGCGGCGGGGCGGTTCACGATGATTCTGTGGTCGGGATTAAGCACCCCAATAAAGGCCACTAACAGTAACTGTTCTATAAGGAGGGTAATCCGATGATGGATTATTCAGCATCTGAAGCTGTGCTATTTGGACAGCGTTTACTTGAAGCAGGCAGCGTCTGCAAAAAGCGTAACCGCAAGAATGATGAACATTGGCATGTTCGTGCGGATCACGACAGGCTGACCGTCACTCTGCATGGCGAAATCAACGAAGATATATCAGTCTTCCTTCAGCAAAGGATGGAGTTCTGATGCAGGTATCGCCTATCGAAGCACATGAGTTGGCATACATCCTTGGTGATCTGGCCAAGGTAACCCGCGAGAAAGGCGGGGAGTATGTGGTCTACAAATGCCCATTGTCTGATGAAATCAGGTGGGCTGCATATGATGGAGAAGAAGGATCGTTTGATCCCCAGTCAGACATCTTAATCCGCTGCTAATAGATGGCCCCGCTCCGGCGGGGCTATTCTTTTTTGGAGTTAATCAGTTCGGTCACTACCGCCAGAATGGTGAAGAACGGCCAGAAGATGGCCAATGTGATCATCTCTTTCTCGTAGTTTTCCTCAGGCTCCAAAAAGGTCAGCACAAAGATGCTGCCTAGCAGGTAAAGGATTGCTGCTAAAATCATTACTGTCTCTCGTATTTGCTAAATGCCTTGATCCATGTCGCGCAGACATCTGATCGAAGGATGTCATCCTCAGTCATTTCGATAACTGGGAAAGGCAGCATCTGCTGCTTGATGATGGTGATGATCTTACGCAGGCCACTATTCTGCTTCAGGTCTGTTTGCTGAATGTCGCCATTCACCACCACTTTGCTGTTCTGACCGATGCGGGTCAGGAACATCTTTAATTCATCGTATGTCGTGTTCTGTGCTTCATCCAAGATGATGAATGCATCATCGAAGCTACGCCCACGCATGGTCTCGAAAGGCTCAATGACGATATGCCCGTCTTTGATCATCCCTTCGACTTTCTCACGCCCTAGATGCTTTTTCAGCACTTCCACGATAGGGGCGATCCATGGGGCCATCTTCTCCTGTAGATCGCCGGGGAAGAAGCCAAGGCCTTTGCCTGATGCCACGTTAGGGCGGGTGATTACGATCCGCTTGATTGATCGTTCTGTGAACATCTTTGCGGCCATCGTAGCCGCCATGTAGGTCTTACCAGTGCCTGCACAGCCTGTGACGAATATCAGATCATCATTTTCGAGGGCTTTGGCATAAAGACGTTGGTTAAACGTCTGTGGTATGAGTTCGATTGTTTTAGGGGATTTAGGGGTTGGCACAAAGCCTTGGTCGGCCTTCTGCCTGCGCGTATAACGGCGGGCGTTTTTGCTCATGCTACCAATAATGTTAAGGGAAATAAGGGGGTGTAGCTAATGCCTGCTACAGTTCCTATTATACCATACATAGCAAAGGGCCGCACCTGAAAAGATACGGCCCCTGAGTGTTTATGCAGCTTCTTCAGCCTGCTTTTGGTTTGCCTCAAAGACGTTCAGTTCAAAGATCGCCTTGTTCAACAGCCAGTGCATTACAGCCACGTTAGTCTCGCTTGTGCGGATCACGGTAGTCCCATCATCCTTGATACCAATGGCAATAACAGCCTTAGGCGCTTCTGCTGTAATTTGTTCGATGGCTTCGGTTACTTTGTCCGACATGCTTTTTGATCCTTTCAAGGTTGTCGAAATATGCAGTGTTGAACCCCCTGTGCCATTCTCTTGAGAATACGCCCGGTCGCTTTGCGGGACATGTCATTATTCCTCTGAGGAATGCTTCATATCCTTCGTTAAATGGTTTCTTCTTGCGTTCTGTGTCAGCCATAGTTGCCTCATTATGGCCTCCCGTTTGGTGTCGCTGTATTTTGCCCAGTGCGTTATCTGCTCTCTAGTCCTGCCGCACCCAATGCAGGTGTCTCCGTGGATGCGACAGATTTTCTTACAAGGTGAGATCATGCTGAGATGTCTACGATCTCACAGACATCACCAGTGCAGGCGAAGGTTTGGGATGATTTAGTGCCATCCTCTTTTTCGTATTCCTGCAGGAGTGACCAATCGATCCGCTCAGGCATCATAGAGAGAAGCTGCTCGTATTCGCTCTTGCCGATGTCCTGATAAGGTGCTTGCTGATAGATATGGTCATCAAATGGCAAGAAGCTTACGCCAGACATTTCATCGAAATGCTCATAGACGAAGTTGCCTACCTCAAGCCATTCATCCTTCTTCACCGATACAGTCACAGACGGCTTATGCTCACACCAGTGACGCTGATAGATCAGCCACATCTCTAGCTGTTCTACCGCAGTCATCTGAGTGCGGGTAATAGCACCATCTGGAGACTTGACAGGGAAGTTGAAGACCGTTGTGGTATCACCTTTGTATACACAAGGCTCTGAGGGGATGCCCTGATCCTTCATGAACTGGGTCAATGGGTCTTTGTTATCCCCGCGAACTGTGCGGATGTAGTAGGGGTTGTGGCGGGCATGAATGCCTGAGGCGCTGTCTACAAGCTGTGAGACTGTGCCAGAAGGCTTCACACAAGTGATGGCTGCAGAGACAGGGATGCCAAGCTTCTCAGCCCATTCCTTGTTAGTCTCTACCGCTACTTCCCGCAGACGCTCTAGGAGAGCCTTCAGATCGCCCTTCTTGCCGTTGGTCAGCACGTTATCCATGATGCCTGTCATAGATACGCCCAACAGACGCTCTTCTTCGGTGTTCTTCTGCCAAACCTTCCTCAGATATGGGAACTTAGTGAATGTGGACTGGATAGTGCCAAGGATCGTGGCAAGGCGAACCTTACGCTCCAAGTCCTTTTCAGTATCTGTGCCACGGATGACAACCTCAGTCAGGTTGCAGAATTGATAAGGACGAAGGATGATCTCTGAACAAGGGTTCGTGCCGAACTCAAAGTTTGGATCACGCCGCCCATTCTTAGCTGCCTGCTTCTGTGAAGCCTGACGGTTGAAGATACCACGCTCACCAGAACCGCTATCAGCCAATGCAGACCATTCACGCAAAAAGGACTGTGCATCCGGCTTTTCTGTGTAGGATACAGAGTTGTTTGCCAAGTAACGGTGGGTAGGGAACTGGCCTGTCTTTGCATGGCGCATACGGTCATCTGACAGGTTAGACAGGCTGATCATTGCAGAACGGCGAACACCGCCTACCACAACAATCTCACCGATCTTGCACATCAGATCATGGCATTCGATAGACGAAAGCTTGCGGCCTGCAGCATTGCGGAAAGTTTCTACAGTGAAGTTGAACAGATCGATCAATGGTGCAGGGCCAGATGCACGGCCACCAAATGTCTTCAGCTTTGCACCGGCAGGACGAACCTTGCTTGTATCCCACTTGGGGATTTCACCGCTATAGAGCAACGCGATAAGCTGACGGTAGGCCTTAGCCCAACCTTCCTTGCTGTCAGCTACGATGATGGTGGTTTGGCTGTCGAACAGTTGCTCAGGCACTTCAGGAAGCTTCTGTATATACTGACGCTCTACAGAGAAGCCCACGCCTGTTCCGCAAAGCAGGATGAACATCGCTTCATCAAACGATTTCATGTCATCTACAGGCAGGTAGGAACAGTTATAGCCTGCTACATTGTCACGGTTCAGAGCAGGGCCTGCAGTCATCATCGCCCGCATGGAAGGCATAACCTCAAGGCTCAGGATGGCTTCTTTCAGTTCGGTGGCCGTGCTGCCCGCAGAGCCAATCTCAGCAAGGCTCTTGTTAACCACGTTATCAATGTAACGCTCTACGGTTTCACCCCATGTCTCACGCCGCTGTTCGTCTTCAAGCCAACGGGCATAGCGAGAGGTATGGATGAATGCTTGGTAGTCCGTGGGAAGGTAATTGTTGCTCATTATTTGCTCTTCTTATTTTGAGGTGGAAGGTAAGAAGGACATCCTTTCGACATGTCAGCGATGCTTATTGGAAGGCCAAAGTCTTCAGCATCTTTCGCAACACCTGCATCGTAATATCTGCTGCATTCAGTGTTGGTGCAGTCGCACTCACAGAACGTCATGTCCTTGTAGGTGATCATCGATCATCGCCGCTGCCGCCAATAACGCCACGCGCCATTCGGCTGTTCAGCTTGTCCAGATTGCGTTGGGCTACCAACTCCATTGGAGTGCCAAGGTCTGCAGACAGGGCTGCGATATACCAAAGCACATCACCAATCTCGTCTGCGATCTGCAGGCGCTGATCGACATCAAAGTCGCCATTGCTGTCCCGCAGAACCTTCTTGATCTTGCCAAGAACCTCACCGGCCTCATTGGCCAGTCCAAGTGCGGGATACATGATGCGATACTTGTCAGGATAAATAGCGGTCTTCACCGCCTGATCTTGATAATCAGCGATTAGCATTTTCAGCACCTTCGATTTCAGAGATTAGTCGATCCAAATACCAACGGGCTTTCTGCAGGTCTTGCAGGCCGTTTTTGTAGGGCCAACGCCACAGGTATTTGAAAGAGTTTTGCCAACAATAGGCCGCATGAGGGTTTACCTCAGCGCCTTCTGTCATAGCCTGCATTGCATCGATGCATTCAATACCCGCCTGATTGTAGTGCGGTGGGCGATTGACCATATCGACAGGCGACAAGTCCTTATACGTCTGAGCGGACGCATTGGATTCATTTTTGCCGCCAAAATCTGCACGAGTGGCTGTGGCTTTGTAACAGTCAAAGCAAAGGTCAAAGTCGCCCCTGCTATAGACCGTTCCGATGATCGCTTTATCGCAGCGATTGCAGAAATCATTGACCGGATGCATGTCAGTTCATCCGATCTTTCAGGTTCACAATCTTTGCTTCAGCAATCGCGTCCTGAAGTTCTTCTGCAGGCTCGAACACCAGTTCTTCGCCATCGTCATAGTATTCCTGATACTCCACGACAGTGCGGGCCAAGCTGCCAAAGTGCATGACCATCTCAGGGGCCATGGACAGGATGGTATTCAGGCCATTCAGCAAGTCAGAGTATTGGTAGGCCTCTTCAGTGCTGAGATCAGAAGCAAACTTATGGCCTACAGCAACACGCAGATCACCATCCTCAAGGATCGTCATCATCATGAACATGCTGTTGTCGGGGATGGTATCATCGTCCAAATGGAAGTCAGTCATTTTGAACTCTTTCTGCCCTTCGAGGGGGCCACTAATTGGAAGAAATGTTCTGCATCGATGACAGCCAGTGGCTTCCGCCTGTCACCTTTGATGATGGCTATTGGCTCTGAACCTGCAGGGGCGTTTTCAGCCGCCTGATCCATCACCTTGTAGACAGCGAAGGATTTGAAAGCCTTGCATTCAACGGAGTAGGGAAAGACTCTTCGAGCGGCAGGAGAAAGCTGTAAGTCTTCTCCACCTGCACCCATTGAGGTGCTTCTTACGTCTCCATCCTCTAGTGATGGAAATGCCTCGTAGATTTTATCCCTAACCCATTGCTGATGCTTTCGCCCCTTCGCCTTCGCTGAGGAAGGCTTGATGGGCATTGGGTTAATCCTTCACAAACCAGTAATAAGGTGGGTTCTTTGCCGTGCTTTCTGGATGCGGCTTATACTCAGCGTTAGGCCAACAAGCGTGGACGAAGTCACAGAAACCGCAGGTCTTTGGATTAAGGCGTTTTAGGCCTGTTGGCTTACCACGCCATGTGTCAGGTTCTGGTTCGAACTGACGATCCAAAGGCTTGTCCTGCGATACTGTTTCAATCGTATGCTTAATCTTGAAAACGGTCTGTTCGATCTCATTAGGGGTGGCATTCATCTCCACCACCATGATCTCGCCAGTTGATTTGTTTCCAACGATCCAACCACCGGGTTCTTTACCCTGTGCCTTGGCGTAACCTACAAGCTGTCCGATATAGCCGAAGCTGTCGTCTTTCTTGAGGCCTTCGTAGCCTTGGCTCCATTTGTTGTCGTAGGCCCACGGAGAGGCGGACTTGATGTCCCACACCTTGTCATCAATGTGCAGGTCATCTTCGCCCTTGATGGTCTCTCCACCGATCTCCAATTGAACTTTGTTCTTGGCACCGGTTATGTTGACCTTCGCCACCTTCAAGAGAACGTCCATGACGCACTCAAAGATGTCTCCATGGATCATGCGAACAATGTGGTTGTATGGCTTGCGCTTTGCTTCCGCACCAGACTTAGCCATTTGAAGCTGACAGAGAGGTCTGCCGATGTTGGACATCCGTAAGCGGAAATCTTCCTTCTCACGGTTGAATTGGCGGCGGAGAGTGTCCTTGAACTGCTCTCCTGCCTCTTCAATCCAAGCATCATCGATGAACAGGTCTTCCCCTTCATCATTCGATAGCTTCTCAAGCGTATGTCTGATAGAAGCCTCTAGCATTAGGCTACGTCTTCCAAATCGCTATCCAGATCGCCATCATCCAAGAAGGAATATTCAGTAGCATCGATGCCATCACGGATCGCGGACATATATGCGTCATCAACCTGCTTGTTTTCTGCACGAACCAGATCAGCAACAGCTTTCACGCTATCGAAGATTTCCTGAGTGACAGGCAGAGGGCTTGTTGGATCAAAGGCATACTCGAACGTATACCAGACGATGTCGCCTGTAGCGTTCTTGTTCTTCTTTGTGGTCAGTGTAACCTCAAAGTTCCACATGTCGTAGCCTTTAGGGATACGGCGCTTGAACTGTTCTTCGAACGGTGCGTATGGACGATCCCCAGAACCAGACTGGAAGTTGTTCTGGCCTGTTAGCTTCAGAAGGCACGGCTGATTTTCAATCGTGACCTCTTCTCCATCAATGGTTTTGCCTGTGTAAGAAACAACACCACGCACAAGACGGGCCAGTTTCACATCACGATACTTAGCGCGTTCGTCTGCCGACAAGGTCTGCATGGTCTTACCATCAGGCTTGCCGCAACGAATTGTGCCTTGGGTATCACGAGCCTCTTCAGACCAATCAGAAATCTGACGGCTCATGCAGGTGTATTTGTTCGCTGCCGCATCATACTTCGAGTATTGGAAGTGATGGCTCAGAGGGCGAAACTTTACCTCTGTGGCATAGACGGGCTTTTCACCGCTCAGGAAGATATGGCCACGGGGCAGTTCACGCCCATCAGCATCTTCGAATGCACGGTTGATACGCAGCATGGGCATACGAGGCCCGTTGCTTGCGCTTGACTTTGCGCCAAGTTCTGCGGCCAAATCTGCAAGTTCGGCCTGATTGACTGTTGCCAGTTCATTCATGTTTTCTGCTCCATAGGTGGATTAAAGTCCTAACAAGGTGCCATTACTAAGTGCTGTTAGTCAAGCACTAATTCCGCCTGATCTAACCAATTTGGCCCTTTGCTGATTTCGATGTCCAAAGGCAGAGCGAAGGTATAATCCCACCGCTTTTTCGCCTCGTCTGACACGCCCATCATGCTTTCCTTCAGAATGTCGCAGACCTGATCCAGTTCATCCTCAACGCAATCCACCACAATGCTGTCATGGACGGTAAGGATCAGTAGGGATTTCAGCCCTGCGGCCTTGAAACGGTGATAAGCACGGATGCAGGCCAATGGCACCAGATCGCCTGTGGCAAAGCCTTGGATCGGGTAGTTCACGATCTGGGTGGCGTTCGTTGTGCGGCCATTCTTCAGCCTGCGAACATTTGGCCAGTAATACTGCCTACCAGAAGGGGTCTGAACGATGCCGTTTTTCAGGACACCATCCATTAACCTCTTCTGATATTCAGCCAGTCCTTTGTAGATCACGAAGAACTGCTTGAAGTATTCCTGAATGTGCGGGGGTTCGTTTGCCCCCATGCCACCGTAGAGTGGGGCAAAGGTGAAGGCCTTTGCGCCTTGGCGCATATCCTTGTCCACATCCTCAGGCTTACACCGATTGATGATCGATGCAGTCTGCTTGTGAACATCTTTGCCATTCAGGATGTCTTCAATGATTTGAGGGTCACGAGACACCTCGCCCGCTACCCGAAATTCCAGACCACTAAAGTCGGCCTCTACGATGCAACCGTTAGGGAAGCGGCTCGTCACCGCCTTGCGTATCGGAAAGCCACGCTTTGGTTGGTTCTGGAAGTTCGGGTTACTGCTTGATAGTCGGCCAGTTGCTGCAATGGTCTGGTTCATATTTGTATGCAGCAGGCCGTCTGCCCGCGTCCAAGTGCGGATACCTTGGACGAAACTGTCGAGGTAAGTGCTGACTGCATTGAGCCTACTGATCTTTGTCAGAAACTCTTCAGCCTGCAGATTACCTTTTTCTCGTGCCTGATTGATCAGGGCTTTAATGGTGTTCTTGTCGGTAGCAAAGCCATTGATGGTGGCATATTCGACATTCAGTGGCTTCAGCTTCAGCCCTGCCACTTTACCTGTGTCTTCATAGATTGCCCCTGCACCATTGCAGTTCTTGCAGATGTTGGGGCGGGCGTATTTCTCACCGTTCTTCTTGGTGCGGAATACTTTGCCATGGCCATCACAAACCGTGCAGCAAACAGCCACAGTGCGATAAACCACATCAGTTGTGGTGCGGACTGCAGTGTTGAACTCTTTTTGGTTCATGCGAGGGCGGCGTAGGGGCCGTCCATTGGGCTGCATACCGATATTGAAAACGCTCTGATGCAGATCACGAGCCTTAACACGGCGGCTGTAGACCACCGCTGTCATGTCTGCCCCGCTATTCAGATTGATAGGCGTATCGCCCATAACCTCTTCGACAATGCGGTTTAGGTCACGCTCAAGCTGCTGCTTCTCAGCCGTGAACTCACGCTCCACATCATCCAAAGCGTCCATGTCGATATGAATGCCGTTGGTTTCGATCTCCAACAGGAACACAAGCATCTCGTTCATAAGATCAACGATGCTGTTCAGGCTCTTGTTTTCGTCTTTGTGGAAGTCCTCTAGCTGCGCCAGATAGATTTCCCCGCACGATACAACGTCTGCTTCCGCATATTCCAAGACAGTCTCAAGGGGCATGGCCTCAAAGCCGATGCCCTTCTTGAACATCTCGTCCACAAGGTCTGATTTCTTGCGGGTTACGTTTCGGCGTTCTGCAGTTGCCTTCAGGGACAGTTCCTGACGTTGCCCTTTGGCCAGAATATACTCACCGATCATGGTGCAGTAGATTTTAGGCGGTAGGGTAAGCCCCATCTCCTGAAGCCACAGGCAGTCAAACTTAGCATTGTGGGCAATAAGCATGTCAGCCTGAGAGAGGGCGTTCTGAAGCGCCTCTATCGGATCAGGGCATTGCTTTTGATTGTGATTGAAGACCAGAGACTGAACGTCATCAACGGTATCCCAACCGATCCATCCGAAATGTGCTGAAACGCACCAATTGTCTGGATTAAAGGGGCTGTTGTCTGTTTTGTCGTTCAGCTTCTGGACGGTTGTTTCCAAATCCAGAACTAGTCGTTTCACAACCGCACCCCCAATAGCTTGGATTGAATTTTGATCAATTCCTGCAGCAGTTCGATTTGCCGCATCAGCAGGGGTTGACGGTTCTGTTCCCACTCCTCTTTTTTCTTCTCAAGGAGTTCGTAGTATTCCAGTAGGTCTGTCTCGTTGATCATGCTGCAGCCCCATACTTTTTCTTCGTGAGGTGCAGCCACAACTGGGCGGGCTGATAGAGACGATCCTGCTTCATCGTGAAGCAAACGCCACGATTGTCGAAGTCAGTCTCTTCTGCTTCATCCAAGAACTTCTGGCGGGTAGTCCACCCAAGGATGTTCATCACATCGTCCTGAGGCGTGTCTGTGACCAACACGAAGACATCTGCACGGGCAGCTTCTTTGGATTTGATCAGCAATCGGCCTTCAGAATGCCATGTGCTTTTAACATCGATGGTTGTGTCGCCATCGAACAGATCAGCACCGTCATCGATGCCAATCATTGTAGGGTGATGTTCAAGGCCATATGCCTTAGCGACAGCGGCTTCAGCACGAATGCCAAGGTAATCGATCTCTTCATCAGACCGCTTGTCTTTGCGCTGATTGAAGACACCTGCAACACGGGATAGCTGCCACCGCATGGATGCAGCCTGCTTGCATAGGCTGATCTCTGGACGGGTGAGTTTGATCAAGAGGTTCATAGATCACCCCCGAAGTATTTGATCACTTCATCCAGTGCGTCCAACACACGGAAGTTCACCTCTAGGTCTTCGACATAGAAGTTCGGAACCTCAGCATTGCGGGCGATATACTGGAGCGTATCACCGATACTTTCAGTGACGCTCTCTTTGGCCTCAACCAAAGCTGCTAATACAAACCGATCCGCCTCTTCGCTGTGCAAATCGATTACCAATTGGCTTGCTTTCAACTTAAACGACATAGCGGCTGATCTCCGGTTCGATGTTGCAGGCGATCACGCCGTGGTAACCGCTCAGTTTGTTCTTTGAGACGTTCAGGAAGCGGGTGGTGTTAGGCTCGTCATCGTCCTGCGATGAATGCTTGCCGATACCGATGATCAGGTCAGCCTCAGCGGCTTTACCTGTCTTACTGCCTTCCATCATGGAAAAGTCTAGGCGGGTGCGGCCCTCAGCATCTGCAGAAGCCTGCGATAGGCCGATCAGGGCTACCTCATGGCGCTTGGCCATCTCACGGGCCTGCCGATACAACTCACGAAGACGCTCATGTGATGCATTGAATGATCCTGTGAGGTTGACCTTATCCAATTGGTCAATGATCACGACATCCGGCTTGATGTAGCCGATATAGGCATCAACCCAAGCCAAATCCTTCTCTTGGATGTCCTTCATCACCAGACGATCACGGATCGCCAGATAGCGGGTCATGGCTAGGTCAGGGTTATCATGAACTTCTGCCTTGGTCAGACCTGCCCATGCTTGCACTGCACGAAGCTTAGTGCGGCGGGCTGCTTCTTCATTGCCAAGGTAAAGAACCTTTGCGCCTTGCTGACAGAAACCATTAGGGGCAGCAGCTAGGCTTACCACAAATGCTGTCTTACCTGTCTCAGGGCGGGCGAAGACAATGCCGAACTCACTAGGGCCAATGCCGTAGACATTGCGTGACAGTGTTTCGATGTTGAATTTCCACCGCGCATCATCAGATGCCTCAGCCAGAAGAGTGTAGATGTCATCAGTGACAGGCTCACCGAAATCATCTGAAACGTAATGCTCACCTACCTTGTCCAGTAGGCGCTTGAGCATATCCATGGCCTCGTAGCGGCCTTCAGAAATAGAAATGCCCAGATTTGCAATCTCACGCCCTGTCTCCTGCTTCCACAGGTTCTCAATAACGTCAGATGCAATGTCTGGGCTTAATGGGTCTGCATCAGCCACAGCCGCTACCAGATCAGTGAACTGGGTGCGGTCAGTATTGGTTGCTGCAGGATGCTTTGCCTTCCAAATCGCCAGAATGTCACTGACGGTTAGGTCATGGCTGTATTTGGAATGTGCTTCTGCGATCAGCTTGAATACTTCAGAGCAACGATCATCGAACAAGGTCTCTTTTAGCCTGCTCTTGTTCTGCTCATAGAAGTCGGCTGATAGCAGGGAGTTTAATAGTGATGTCTGCACGACAGTCTCCCTTATTGGTGCCTCAACAATGGACACTATAAGGTGCTGTAGTAGGGTGCAGTCAAGACAAAAAATAACCCCCGCCGGATGGCAGAGGCTAAATCATTGAAGCGACTCAGAAATTAGTAGGAGCGAAACTTCATGCTCTTGAGGTCTGGTTGTCCATCCCCACGGCGTTCCCTCATATCTACTGCATGGAAGACAACGCTCTTGTTACCTTTGACCATCGCAGCGATTTGCTCTTCTAGTTTCGCTTGTTCTTCAGCAGCTTCCTTGAAACCGCCCTCTATCGTGTAGTCGATGACTACGATTGCACGGGCTTTCATATAATTCTCCTTTGTTACCCTTTCGGGCAGTGGGTTGTTGGTAACGCAGTTTTCCTCTGCGATTTGTTATAGAGGCTCTTCTGCCTCAAGTTCTAAAAGCGATAAGATCACTTTCGGCTCTAAATGCTTGATGTCGGACTTTGTTAACCTAATAGTTGAACTACCACCAATGCACTTAGCTAAGGACACTGCCTTACTTGAGGCATCACTGTCAAGGATAATTATTTTTCTTGAATATGAGCCATTTAACGAAAAATTAGTGGCATTTGTTCCTAAAAGAGGAATGCCTACTACGCCTTCAAGCCTTGCTGCGGAACACGCGGAAGGAACGTCTTCTACAATCACTGCAGTTGTGCCAGTTCCTATTCGGTAGCCACCTGAAACGTCCCCATAAGTCCACCACTTAGCTTTATGTCCAACCAGTGATCTTCCGACAGCACCTTTGCCATCATTGGTGTAGAACAACACTCGTTTCTCAGCAGGAGCGTATCGGATGTTTATGTATCCACTGTTGTAGGCATCCATGCAGTTATTATCGATGACGTAATCTAAGGCCGCAGGATGATTCAGTATGCTGCTTGTGATGCGAGGTAGGGGTGTAGTCCTAGGAGCGGCCACCACAGGCTCTGTGCGGCCCTCTAAGCGGCTCTTGATGGCATCTACACTGCGAGGCCCCTGAAGGCTTCCCTTGGCCCCGCACGAGGCTCTGAAGCAATTCCACAGAACACGGCCATCTAGCTTTGTGATGGAGAACTTGCGACTGCCCCCACAGAAGGGGCAATCCAAGGTTTTCTTCTCGCCTTCAGACAGTCTGATCTGGCGGACTAACTGTGCTTGTTCACGGAAGCTGTAGGTCATTGTCCCACCCCCTCACAGTCTGGACAGAACCACTCGAAGTGAAGGTTCTTCTTACCTAGTTCTGGGTGATGTTTGGCAGCGACACGATAGGCTACCAATGTGGCTTCACTGCCCTTGATGATCCATCTGCCGCAGCAATCACACGCCACATTACGCAGTATCTCACCATACTCTCTTGTAATTTCTTCCATAACTGACCCTGTATGTATGGGCCTCGGCATGGACTACATGAGGATACACTTAGTTAGATGTCTCGTCAATGATTTAGTAACAGCACTTAGTTATGAGGTTTTCAACACCAACTGCCTTCTAAGTCATTGATTTTATAGTGATCTGACACGACCCTGAAGGCCGCAGGTTCAAATCCTGCCCCCGCAACCAACCCCAACAAAATAAGGCGATGATCGACTTCATGTCTGTGGAGTTGAGATTTGTGGAGATTTTGAACCTTTTATCAGGTTATTTTCATCTCTCTAGTGCTGCTCGTTGTAATCCTTGCCTTGGCCTGTTTCCTCAATAGGGGCGTAACTAGTTCCCCTGTGGAGCAAGATTGCCGCGTTCGTCTTTTTGGTCAAGACTTTTATTCGCAGCCTCTTTTTCCTTCGATCTTTGCTTCTCCTCTTCCGTCATAGGACGGATAGTTTTCATGCGTTATTCCCCAATACGTATCTCTTCACAAAGTCTGTAGGTGATTTGCAGCGGTAGGTTTTTCTGCCCACCCAATTAACATCCTTCCTGTAGGGGTTTCTCTGCGCTGCCCAAATCTGGTTGAGTAGATAAAAGCAGAAGGTTGTATCCCTATGATGGATGTATACACAGCCGATGCCCTGATGCACTTCTGTGGCACCTGCCAACAGTATCTCTCTGGTTCTCTCCAGTCTGATTAGTTCTTTCTGTTCGCTGTCTCCTGAGTAACTTTTGTCGTAATTCACCTCATACTCTTGAGCGGCTAGAACCTTTTGTTTTTCGATGGCCTGTTCAACTTGCTCTAAGGTTATCCTTCCATCATTGTGCATGGTTATTCTCCATCAATGCTTCCCATGACACGGGGAACAGTTTAGCCATATGTTCACTGATCTGATTGGCTACGATTTGTGACTCATATTGAGTATCTGATGCACACCGTAGCTGACACATCGCTGCAAACGCATCCAAAGACCCAGACCAATACCACTCTGTCATGGTGGACTGTGGGAGAACCATACGGGCTTGTTCGGGGGCTACGCCTGCTTGAAGCAACAGTTTGTAGTCTTTCAGAAGGAACTCTAAGCCATGCTCTATAGACTCATTCATAGTGCCTTCACCGAAGCGGCCCTCGTATGGATCGCCATCAGAATTGATAGCGTCTAGATTAACTACACCATCAGACCCTTGCTTCTTGTCAGCACTACGGCCCCGCCAAACATCTGGCACATAGAACTCAGGCTCTTCATCTACATAGCGTCTGCTGATCTCATTCCACCGCAAGAACTTATGCTTCACTAGCTGTCGTGCTACGAAGATAGGTGCTTTGACATGGAATGATGCAAAGGCATGACCGAATGGTGACAGATGCTTGTGCTTGGCTAGATAGCGGATCAGCTTCTTGTCTTTATTAGACAGAACCATTTCCATATACGGCCCCACTTCGTCTTCTTTGATTTCACCGTCTACAAATTCACTCTTCTTACCAAACGACACCCGTGCCGCATTAACGACTGACAGGTCATCACCCATGTGATCGATATAGGTTACTTCAATCTTACTCATTTCTTAGACCTTTTCACTTCTGGGATGTTTGTGGTTCCGTGGTAATATTCCATGTGTGGAATACGAATAATGTATTCCTGCCCATCACGAACCTCTATAACTGGAGGCCCCTCATACCAATCACGGGCGGCATTATAGAACCACTCTCGTTTAGTCATCCTTGCCTTCTTGTTTCAGTATCCAATCAAGCGCATCTTGGATGTCTGTTCCTGTGGCAGCGCAGTAGAAGATTAACTTGAGGCCCAACTCCGTAACTGTGGCACTGGCCGCATCACTCATGTGAACCTCATAGGTATATGTGCCGTTATCGTTCTCAGTGATCTCTCCTACGCCGATTGCATAAGGCTCTTCGTGTATCCTTGGTTCAATCATCAGAAGTCAGGCTCCCCGTTTTCATCGAAGATCGGCCACCGAAACTCGTAGTTTCGTTCAACAGGCTCTTCGATTAGGGCTTCATCGATCTGGCTGTTATCCAACACGCCAAGGTTCATCAGTTCAGCTTCGAGGCTGAGGGGTATCTGGATACTCATTGTGCAAACCTCTTCATCATGCCATGAGCGGCAAGTTTCTTGGTGGGGCGAACGTAGGTGTTCAGAACCCCACGGGATTTGTGGCCAGTCACTGACCGCAATTCGTCTTCAGTAACCCCTGCTTCGGCCATCTCTGTGGCTCCAGTGCGGCGCAGATCGCGTAGCTGTAGGTGAGAAGGCAGGCCTGCAGTGCTGCGGATACGCGCAGCAAGCTTGTAGTAATCAAAGCGGGTGAATGGCTTGCCTGTTGGCTCATACTTGATGATGAAGTCATTCGCTTCACCATTGATACCATGCAGGCGCTTCAGAATGCGTGGGGATGCAGGGATGGTAACCCGCTCACGGGTCTTCTCTTGGACGAAGTCGAAGACCTCACCATCAAAGTTAGACCACCGAAGCTGACGCATATCGCCCGGACGTTGACAAAGGTCATAGCAAAGCAGAGCCAATGTTCCGACAGACCAGTATCCCTGATCATCTGCAGTCTCTATGAACTTCTGAACCTGTTCTGGTTCCCACAGCACAACACGGTCAGGCAAAGCCCGCAGACCCATCTGTGCGAATGGGTTGATACGGGCCAAGCCTTTCTTAGTAGCGATTGACCATACACGGCGTAACACTTTGACCGTGTGATTGGCTCTATGCTCAGACACATTCTCTTTCAGATAATGATACAACTGCTCTGCATGCATTGGCTTGACCTGCACAGCCTGCATCTCACCGAAGGTAATGGGGGATTCCCCTAGCCTGATCTCCATCGCCTTCTCGAACAGCATCAAGTAGGTGCGGTGGGTGTTAGGCCGCAGGGATGTCCATGCGTTGGTCTGTCTGTAGGTGCTGATCAGGCCACGCACTGTGCCTAGATCGATGTAGACCTTGCCTGCACGATCCCGCTTTGCATCGTCATAGAGTTGATTGACGTAGCGGGCGTGATGCTCTGCATCTAAGCGATTGTCGAAGCTGATGAAGGCAGCATTCTCAACAAGTGCCTTAACTGCAGCAGGTGGATTGTAGGCCCAATAAGGGGTTCCATCAGCGCGTAGGCGCTGCTCCAAGTATTTTATCTTAGCCATAGTGGCCTCCAGTCTCATAACCCAAACTAGTTATGAGCATAGAAACAGCACTTAGTAGATGTCAATCATAAAAAAACACTTGCAGCACTTTGGTAGGTGCGTTAGGTTTCTCTTAGTGGAACTTCCTCCCTGTCCACGACTGCCCAACTAGGCCCTGCACTTACTCCACGGTGCAGGGTCTTTTTTTGTTTTAGGACATGAAAAAAGGCCCCGTAGGGCCTGTCTTCGTTTTATGTTCATGTAACTTCAAGCTGATTTAACGGTTATAATTGGCTCATAGCCAAGTTCGGTCATATATTCGTCAAGGTTCATTGCTACCGCCACATCGCCACCGCAGATGGTAACCACAGCATGGTCTTTGCCATATCGTGATGCATCCTTGGCGGCATCCAACAAAGCTTCACCGACTTCCAAAGCCTGCTGTGCAGTCAGAATCATAGTAGCCTCCGATGTTTGAATGTTCTTATTATGTTCTAGAAGAGACAAACCGTCAAGGGATACAAACAGCACCTAGTTAGAGGCAGTCAAGAAAAAATTGCTGAGTGGGGTCACAAAACAGTGAATTGGTAAATATGACAAACCAATAGTTGAAGTTTTTACTGGCGCGTCAAACGAGATAGCACCTCACATATGAGATTGTCCTTGCAGAGATCGGACAAGGGTTATACTAAGAGCAACCATGACAGGTGATGAAGTAAAGCAAGCCCGCAAGCAACTTGGACTGACGCAGACGCAGTTAGCTGAGGTCATGGGGCTGACAGGCAAGACCTACATAAGCAAGATAGAGAACAACACTCAGCCCTTGGGTGAGGTATCGATCAGGCTGCTGAAGGCTTATCTAGCAGGATACAGGCCAGAAGACTGGCCAAGCCAAGATTGAAATTTTACTGGCGCGTCAACTCAAATAACACCTCATGTGTAGTATTCATTCCCCATACTGGTAGGACTTAGCGCCTGCTCCTATACCGCCCCCGCCGCCGCCCTTCGGGGCGGTTTTTTTGTGTCTGCAATAGTTGCACAGGATGCAACATTTTTAATTGACAGGGGGCGGGGGGCTTTGCCTATAAGGTTGCATAGAGTGCAACCCTAACTGAAAGGCAACTGACCCATGCCCTTTGATATGACCAAAACCGAAACCGCTATTTTCGTGGCGCTGACCTTGAAAAGCCGCAATGCCAAGGTGGGGCCTATTCCTGTCTCTACTTCAAGCGCCGCAACCTGCCCCGATGCCTGCCCCTTGAAAGATGCAGGTTGTTATGCAGGTGGCGGGCCGTTGGTTATCTTTTGGAAAAAGGTAACAGAAAAGAAAGCGGGGCAAGCTTTTGACCTGTTCCTAAATCAGATTGAAGCCCTACCCGATGGCCAACTGTGGCGGCACAATCAAGCGGGGGATTTAATCCCTGACCCTACCGATAGCGAAACCATAGATCACGCCGCGCTGATTGATTTGGCCATGGCCAACAAAGGCAAGCGGGGTTTCACATATACCCATTTTGACCCTATCGAAAACCGCGCCAACAGGGAAAGCATAGCCGCCGCAAACCGCGCGGGCTTCACTGTTAATCTCTCAGGAAACAACCCTGCCCACGCTGACCGCCTAGCCGAAACAGGGGCGGGGCCTGTGGTCACTGTTTTGCCCCAAGAATATGAACGCAAAAACCACAAGGGGGAATGGACAGAAACCCTTGCGGAATATCGGGAACGGATGGCGGGGCTAAAGCATGAAACCCCGCAAGGCCGCGCCATTGCGGTTTGCCCTGCCACCTACAGCGAAACCAATTGCAAGGCCTGCCAACTGTGCCAACGGCAAAGCCGCAAGGTAATTGTCGGCTTTCCTGCCCATGGCTTTAGAACCCGCAAGGCTGATCTAGTAGCACAGGGGGCCGCATAACATGGGGGCGATTTATTACGCTGTGGGCTTTGTCACTGTTTGGGCGTGGGTATTTCACCACCTAGCCTAACTGTCGCAATAAAATGCTTTACTAACGCATTTAACTGTGGCACTAACTAACCCAAGGGGATTGACCGCCCCTTGTGAAACCTAACTGAAAGGAAACAAAAATGCCCTTTGATTTGATCTACAGCCGCAATGGCAACTATTCGGAACTTAGCCGCGAAACCTTGCAGCAAGATTGCCCCGCCGCTTTCACAGGCCACGCAAGCCCTGAACTGTCGGAAAGATACGGCTTTGTATCTACCGCACAGGCAATCGACATTTTGGCGGATCACGGCTTTGCCCCTGTGCGGGCAATCCAAAAGCCTGTGCAAGGCCGCGCAATTGCCTTTCGCGGATCACATGATTGCATTTAAGCCAACTGCCGCTTTCTCGCACAATGGCCACGAAAGCCCCGAAATTCTGCTATATAATTCGCACAACGGCAAATCGAGCCTGCGCCTATACGCGGGAATTTTCCGCTTTGTTTGCAGCAACGGAATTGTTGCAGGGGAAGGCTTTAGCGCAAAGCTGCGCCATAGCCGCCTAACCGCCGATAGCTTCGCGGACATGATGATTGAACAGGCGCAAGCCCTGCCCGAACTATTAGAGCGAGCCGAAAACATGAAAGAGCGGGAGATTGACCTGACACAGGCCAAAGCTTTCACCTTGAAAGCCGCAAGCTTGCGGTGGGATTTTGACCCTAACGATAGCGAACATGGCCGCGAATATCAGGGCGAATTGCGGGGGGCTTTTGCAAGCCGTTACACCGTAATGGATATGCTGCAAAGCCGCCGCTATGAGGACAGGGGGCCTAACCTATGGCGGGTTTTCAATCGGGTGCAGGAAAGCTTGATCAGGGGCGGGGTTTCTATCCTGTCTTATACTGACCGCAAGCCCTATGGCACATTGCGCCAAGCAAAGGCCGTGGCTTCCCTGTCTGAGATCGTGCGGATCAATCGCAACCTGTGGGATTTGGCCGATGCGATTGCGTGATTTGCTAGGCGATTTAATCGGGGCGATAGCGGTTTTCGCTATCCCCTACCTTTTCTTAATTGCCGCCCATGCCTTGGGCTATAACTGAAAGAACCCTGACCCATGGATTACGAAAAAAGCGAAGACGCTATCATTGACCAAACCCTTGAAGCCCTAGAACTTTGGGCCGTTGAAGAAACCCAAGAAAACCCCGAAAGCGGGCTAACCTTGCGGGAACGCTATCTAGAAAATGCCCAAAGCTATTTGGACAGGCTAAACGCTGAAATCGCAGAAAAGGCGGAAAGCATAGGCAAGCCCATAACAGCCCTTGAAGCCTTGCAGAATTACCGCCGTGATTTGCGCTATCAATTCGGTTTGGCCGATAACCATTTTGAGCTGATCAACGCCTATAGCTGCGGAACGCCTGAATTTCAAAATGTGCTGCAATGTGTCGATTATATGAACGGCATAGACAGGGCGATTGAACAGCTAGGGGGCAAAGTAGATTGATGAATATTTTTTACTTTGTGCAATTGCCACACGGGCCTTGGACTATCGCCCGCCGCGATGATCAGGGGCAATGGTGGTTAGCAGATGATGACCCTAACCCTACGTCTACTGAATTCTTCAAGGCCATTGGTGACAGGGTTTCAGTGCCGCCTGATGGCAACCATCTTAGCATTCAGTGGTGAAGGCCATTGAGAGAATTGACCAAAGCCCCTGCCTTTCGTGGGGGCTTTTTTATTGCGCTAATAAAATGCTTTACTACAGCACCAAATTGATTTACTAAGGGCCTAGGCCTGATTGACCACAGGCCGCAAACCTAACTGAAAGGATTAAAAGATGACTAATAACGAAGTGTTTTCGTGCTTTATTCGCCATCCAGGAAAACAGCCCCGCCTAAGTGGAAAAACCAAAATGCATTGGGGAATTCTTTTCGAACACGTTTTGGAAAGCCAACAGTTTTGCAAAGAGCAGGGCGATATGATGACGGCCCAAGAATTGCGCCAACATATTGCGAAAGTTAATCGCGCCATGTGCCTAGAATTGAATGACTACTGGCAAGAGATAGCGGCCAAATGCGTGGAAGCCTGCACAGGGGTTAAAATGGATCTAGGGGAGTCGGTTTGATGTTGTATCTTCTAACTTTCCTAGGCTGCGCTGCGGGCTTTTTTGCCTTCGCTATGGTGGCCCTAACCTTTGCCCATATCCTGCCCATTGCAATCTGCGCTTTGCTGATTTGCTTTGTGCTTATGTTGGTGATGATCATGATACCGCTGCAGATTGACGGGGGGCGATAGGATGCCCTTTTTTGAAGTAACCCGAAGTTATACGTCTTGCGACATCTACAGGGTCGAGGCTGAAAATGAAGCGGATGCCTACCGCAAGGCAAAGCGAGGCGAGGGGCATATAAAGACGTATGACGGTGATTATGACGATGCCGTTGATATTGTCAGGATCAACCTAGACCAAAGCCCCAAGCCTTAGCCCTTAGACCTAGCCCTAAGCCTTAGCCCCTGCCCTAATCGGCGGGGGTTTTCTTTTGGGCTATAGCATAGCCTGAGAGACGCACAGAAAGGCCACAAGGGGCGGCAATAGGGGAAGCCCTAGGGAAGGCACAGGATGGCGCTATAACGTGCATCACGCGGCCCCGCTATCCTATGGCCCGAAATCGCCAAGGCCCGCCCACGGCTTTCTGAGGGCTTCACAGGGCTATCTTTTGCCTAGGCTTTTATTTTTCCCACAGATATAGCCCCACAGCATAGGGGGTAGGGGTATATTTTAAAGGCTTTTGCGGGCTTTGTGCTGCGACCTGTTAGGTATCAGCTTATTATTTTATTGCAGCATTTAACCGCTAAACCATTGAAACCATTATATTTTGCTAGGTCTAGGCCTATGGCATAGGGGCGGGGGCGAGTGCCATGGCCCCCTATACCGTTAGCGTGTATAACCCTGACCAGAGATTGGATTTTTAGACCCGTAAATGGCCTCCTGCATGGCCCTCCCCTAGTGGACTCAGGATGCAAATCCGTAAACGCCCTAACGCCTAGGGAAAATTTGGGTGTGATCAAAATGTAAACTGATTGGTGCAGTTTACTGTTGACCTAGTTAGGTGCTGTAGGTATTATGATACCACAGTGCTTCGGCCTGCGACTATAGCCCCAGATTGGTTATGAGTGAATACGGACAGGACATTGTCCTAGGAGTGCCTATCCATGTGGATGTGGACTTCGAGATCGATGCTGATGGTGAATGCAGTGTCGTAGCAATCATCTACAATGATGATGATGAAGACCCGGTAGAGGTCTTTGTGAACTTCGAAGGCGTAGTAGAGTCACTGATTGAGTATCATGGTGACGTTACTGGTTATCAGAAGCTGTATTGTTTGGCTCATGAGTTTAGCAGGATGGCTGCTAGGATGCGTGAGAAGGCTGTGCTGATAGAAGACAGTTCTTCGGTTGTTAATAGTCTGTTTGATATTGATGACTGAGGATGCCTATAAGACCTGCCCTAAATGTGGACTAACCAGTAGGGAAGTTAAGTTTTTTGATAACGTGACTTCTACCTACTGCGCTAATTGTAGCCGTGAGTATCAAAAGACACTTTATCATTTAAAGAAGGCTAATCCTTATCCAATAGATCATCGTTGTGACATTTGTGGTAAGTCTGAAGATGAGTTACCTGTTAATTTCGGAGGTAAAACTTCGAAAAGACTGACTCCATGGCGATTAGATCATTGCCACGAGACGAATACATTCCGTGGGTTTCTGTGCAGTAACTGCAATTCTGGCCTAGGTAGGTTTGGTGACGATATTGAGGTAATGCAAAAGGCCATAGATTACCTGTTAGCCCATAAAGAAAAAACCGCCATGCAGGATAGTGCATAGCGGCTATTCGATCTTGTTAGTTCTTCTCTTAGCTAGGTGGTGTTATAATACCCCATTATAACCCCTACATTGATGGAGAACTATTATGGAACGTATCCTACGTTATTTTGAGTCATACCTACAGAAACGTGCGAACTATCTTGTTGAGCAAGAGTTGATGCGTTTGTCTGATAAGCAGTTGAATGACATGGGCATCTCTAGATCAGAGATTAAGGATGCTGTGTGGAAGCATAGCCGTTGATCATTTCGGCTATAGCATAGCAAGGGGAACCTTAGCTATGTATCCTATTATAGGGTATATAGGGGGGGGGAACCACTACGTTAGTATACAGCTACTTTGCACACCCGTCAATCAAAAAATCATTAACTAAGTCCATAAAAAGGTGTTGACTTACAGCACCTAGTGATGATATAACTAACCCATACGCAGCTTCCTCCTCTCCTGACTGCAGCAGCCCTC